CCTTGTGTCAAAAAACTGCTCAACATTGTCAAATTGACTCATGTCAAACATTCCCAAACTGGCCAAACGGAAAATGGCATACTTGGGAATCAATGACATAGGCGCCTTGCCAATGAAGAAGCACTTGCCATGCCAATTAGCCTTTGAGCCAGAAAGTCGAACAAACATAACTTGGTCGAGAACAATATGCTCAAGTAGATTTGGAAACTTGTCAATCAGATTTTGGGCACGCTCGCGCAAGCCCTCGTCAATAGCCCATTGGCAACCTTGCTTATCAATTACAAACATAGCGAATCTCCTTTTGTGTAAATTACTAAACTGTTGGTTTAGTTTTGTGTTCTACTCAACCTTATAAAATGTTGCTGACTCAGAATAACAACCATTTGAACTTCCATACCAACGAATGTCTACAAAGCCTTTAGCAGTCGCTAGCTTATAGAATGTCCAAGTCTCTGACTCAGGCTTCTCCACATCTTCTGGGCGATCTTCACTACTTGACTCATCAGCCATCAAAATAGGTGAACCAACAAGATCTTCAAGATTTCCATTAATATCTTCGATATAAACATGCTCACAACAGGATTGAAAATGCTCTAGTTTATATGTTGTTCCATCTTCACAAACAAACTTAACCAAATCACCATCAGATCCTTCACCCTTTTCAACCTTTGTCAAAACTTTTCCAAGCAATGTTGAAAAATCACAAATTGAGTCATACGCAGACATTTTCTGTTTCTCCTCTTTTTTCAACTCTTCTTCAAAAACCGTCTAGTAGAATCTCTCTTCTTACGCTTTGTTTGTGAAGCTGTCAATGGCGGATTATACGTTTTCTTCAATCCGCTGTAATTCTTCACAAAACAAACTATGCAAATCGTTGCCAAAATCAACAGCAAGCCAATTAAGTAAATTATTTGCACAATAACCTCCCGTAACACGTTTGCAACATATAGTAAATATTAGTCCATACATGCAGGAGATTATTAAACGTAAGTGTAATTTTACAGTCACACGGTTTCAATTATTGCAGATTTTTAGAAAAAACATTTCCCAAACCAGTTTTGGGGAATACGTATTTTTCATCATTTCTGCAAGCCCTAACCAACTTGACTGAATAGACTTAACATCTTCATAAGTAAGTGTCAAGTTCTTTTCAAATAGACTGTGCGGAATTCCTGTCAGGTACGGAACGTCAGCTGAAAATGATTTGGACAGACAGATTGTAACATCTCTTAGCAAATTGGGCAAACCTTCTTCAAACAGTAGATTAAGATCTACGCCTTCATAATACCATTTATTCACAGCTTCATAAGACTTTCTGACATTCTTTGAGCAAAGAACTCCAGCAAGTTGTTTATACTGATTTACAGTTACAATACCAACGGATTCTTGAAGATAGGCCAAGTTCAATTCATTTGGCCCAGATGCAAGCAATACTTGGTCAAGAATTTGTTGAACATCTCTTAAAGAACCTGAGCCAAGGTTGGAAATATGCTCAATGAATTCTTCAGTGTATTGCCTATTCTCTTGTGCAAGAATATGCCTAATATTTGCTGCAACTTCTTTAGTTGTCAAAGATTTCAACGGCATAGATAAACAACGGGATCTAACCGTTTTCACAATACTTTCTGGATTAGTTGTTACCAGAATAAAAGTGAGATTCTTAGGAGGTTCTTCCAAAACCTTGAGCAACGCATTTTGAGCTTGTGTAGAAAACATATGGGCTTCATCAAAGATCATTATACGCTTGCCATAGGTCGGAATCTGTCTTGTCAGATATTCAAGATCTCTGACAAAATCTACGCCATTGTGACTGGCGGAATCGAATTCAAAAATATCTGGGTGAGTTCCATTATCAGCTTCTTGGCAAGATTTGCAAGAGTTGCAGCAATCATTGGCCAAGGGGAAATTTTCGCAATTAAGAGATTTTGCGAAGATCCTGGCCAAAGTTGTTTTACCTGTTCCCCGAATTCCTGAAACAAGCATAGAAGAAATTGGATAATTCATCAGAATAGAGTTGGTCAAGATCGTCTTGGTTGAACTTTGACCAAATACTTCTGAAAATTGTTTGGGGCGATATTTTCTAGGGGTTGGTAAGTACATGGACAAGAGAATAAAGTAGTTACTTCACATTGTCAAGTTGCTTTCTCAAGTTTTTATTTTCTTCCAACAGTTTGTACAATAACTCGCCAACTTCTATGGCGCGATCATCTACAAAAAATTGGAAATCTATGGAGAACACTTCTCTAATATCAGAAATTTCTTTCCAACTTCCTTCATACGTGTCAAAGTATTTAAGAATTTTTACGGTAGGCATTCTGTGTTAAACAACTCGTTGTACTCTTGGCGAGTCATTAGCTTATATTTAGCAATAAAATGAAATTTACCCATATCTTCAATAAGTGTCAAAGACGTATGCTCAAGCATCACGCAATCTTCTGGAGCAACATTTTTGTCAGCACAAAACTTGACACAAGATTGCTCAACTTGTGCGTAATAGTCTTTAAAAGCTTCTTGCATAATCTTATCCATCCAATAAAAAGGATCTGGCTTCTCAAATGTTTCCTCGTCTCTAATAGTTTCATAAGCAGATTTATAGTCGAATGCTGACATTTATTACACAACCCTTTCTATCTACACTAAGCGTGTGTAGAATGCTATTCACCAATAGTTGTAGAAGTTTTGAACAAATGTTTGTACTTACTTATAAAAGCATAAGCAAGAGAATAGCAATCATCACATTCATTTTCAAACTCACAAGCTGGACATACTGTAAAATAAAACGTAGGGTTAGACCCCTTGACAACAAAAAGATCCAACTGATCAACACTTACTTCTTCTGTACATTCTTTACACTTCACATATGTTGAAGCCCCAACAAGTTTATTCATCTCTCTTTCAATATTATTCTGCTTGATTTCCATAATTTCACTTCCTAACAATTGGCAAATCGAGATCATAAAACTCTCGAATCGCGTTCTTAATTCGCACAATCCTTGGCGAAGTATTCTCAGGTTTCGCGAAACTCCAATTCGCGAATTGACTTTTATTCAATCTCAACCAAACATCGTCCAAATACTTCTTCGAACCACCTTTGGCAAACTTGTAAGAAGGAATGAACAATTTATAGGCAGCACCAGGAGAATTCTGCCATAGATTGAAAAATAGTCCTGGAATACACGTTTCCCAAGTCCCTGCCAAGAGCTTATCAAGCGTTTCCACATCGCCAAGAGGTGAGCGCTTGGGTTTCAAGGCTTGCTCAAACTCCTTAATGGCGAAATCAATTTGAGCCTTGGCGACATCTTCTCTTTCGCCAGCTTTGATAAAAAGCTTCGCTAAAGCGATGGCGAAATCTTTGGGCGTCTTGTAGCCTTCATGCCCAAGTTTGCCCATGCAAAGATCAGAAATATGCTGTTTTTCTGGCACAGAATTTGGAATAACTACTTTCCCAGTATGGCAATCAAGGAATTGGCCATTTTGAATGTTAAATCCGAATTTGACAAATTCTGCCCCATTTGTGCCAAAACATTCATCAAATAATGACTTTTTATTCTCCAGAATTATTGCTTTGAAAGAATTAAGCAAGTTTTGGAGGCGACCGCTGGTGAATGTCCATTGCTGAAAACCCCAGCTTCCACCTGTACCATCAGCATTAAAAAACGTATCATGCCCGCCTTCACAACGAGCTACAACACCTAGAATCTTCTCCCACTTACCCCAAGGCTTAGAAGGTAGATATTTATGCTTTCCACTATATCTGCAACCTTCATTGCCCTTGAAATGAACCCAGTCAACAGTTGGTTCAGTCATTCTTCTTCACCTTAGCAACCTTTTTCAAATTGTTCAACTTCTTGAGATAAGTATTCTTCTTTTTCTCATACACAACAAATTGATCTTCTGTTAGAAACACAATTCGCCCAGTTTTGAGCAACCTTAGAACAAAATTTAACAACTTTGTATGGTTTGTAATATCTTCATACGTTAAAGTTGTCAAGACTTCAAACCCTGGCAAGTGTTGCGTATTATTTAGAACTTCCAAGTGTTCAACATGTTTACCAGTCGTTTGATCAATACATGAATAATATGTGGAAATACCTTTTAGCACATCTGCGTCAAAAAGAATAGTTGACGAAGTAACATTTGCCAAATACATTGGATCATTTCCTGTTGACTTCAGATATTCATAGAAGTCATTATTTACCTCAATCTTTGGCACAGTTTTGATCAACGATTTGAGATACTTTGCAGGAGAGGAGAATTCATCAATTTTGCACATACTTTGGCCAGCCTTTACGACATATTCCCTTATTTCGTCATTTGTTGGGCCATTATGCTTATGATAAGTTTCAACAAATCTCTCACAATCTTGCGCATACTTTGACTTAGGTGGTAGTTTAGGAAGCGCATAATAGCCTGACCTCAAAATAAGAGTAATATCACCATTATGCAAAAGTTGCTTCAAACACTTCTTAGACTTTATTGACTTAGCGTATTCAATAAATGTTATATAATTTTGATCAAGTGTTTTATACGCAGCATAATCTAGACATTCAGAAGACGTTGAATTCTTTACAAATTTAAGAAGACCCTTAGCATCGTCTTTTTCAATAAAAGACTTAACAGCATTAAAGCCTTCTAGATACTTTTCAGTATTTGACATACCAAACAGATCGTACCCAAGTTCTTGTGCCTTTTTAAGCAACTCAATGTTCAGAACTAAAAGTCTGTATTCTTCTACGCTTGAACGATACTTTGGAATGTTGTATTCTTCAGAAATTGCGTCAAGAATGTTGTACGCAGTTTTAGAAGTATCAATTTCATTAGCTGTTTTGATTTCTTCGGTCATTTTTGTTCCTCCTTGTTCAATTTCTCCACAGTTGATTGCCACAACTTATCTTCTTTGGCAATTCTCTCTTCTGCACTCTCAGAAACTTGCCCAGCTTTAAGCATCTCGTCCCAAATCTCTTGTGAAACATAAAAAGGTAGATCAGGTCGAAGCTTACCCTTTTCAATACTTTGTCTAAACTCTTCCCAAGTTTCCCACATTACTTCCAACAACCTTTCCCCAAAACTTTGCCAATTGCTGTTGCCACCAAGGCAGTTGCAAAAAAGATGCCAAAAGTTACTACAAAGCTTAGCCAAATAGTGTCAAACGCTTTTTCAGTCATATTCAATTCAGCCTCTCCCAAACATGTTCATAAACTTTTTTCACAGATTTGGACATTTCTAGGGCACTTACGGCGACATCATAAGAAATGTCGCAATTATTACCCAAAGCACTTTCCAAATGATCGATAAAAGCCCTTACATAAAATCTTGAAAAATGGGATTGTGGACAACTTGCTGCATATTCGCCAATCGCTGAACAAATTGCGTTCTCAACGTCATCTTCTGAGAATAGAGCGAGTTGAGCAAAGATTAGACTTCGCGGCTTAGCTTCTTCAGGAATAGTATTAGCCAAGTCTTCCGCAGTAAGAATTGCGGAATCTTCATCCTCAAATGTTTCTTCAGTTGATACATAATGGATACAGTCTGAAACGCCTAGATCAATATCTGAGCAATCGCCTGTATAAGCTAGTCTGCAAGTATCACAAATTGTTTTATATTCACTTTCTTCAGAAGCATACTCAAATTGTGCGCAAGTGCTTGTCTTACCTGGACAAGCACTTTCATAAGTATGCTTACAGTCTACGCAAGACGTTGGCGCAATTGGTGGATCAGGAAAATGATCACAGCATTTGCAATCATGTTCGCAAGGCGTTTGCTTCTTCCATGTTTCTAAAGACTTGCCAATTTCATTGTGAATAAAATCTAAATGCGCCTTTGTTATAGAAATACTTTCAAACTCTTCAGAAGTTAGTTCAAGAATTTCCTTTTGAGCACTGACTCGAAACATATCTTGCTCAATGATTTTCTCAAGTGTGCCCAATTCAAACAACTCGTTATTTAGTTGATTACGACGTGTCTCAAGATTGTCCAAATCATGCTCAAAATCTGCATAAGTTTTGTACAAAAGGTTGAGACGCTTGTTGAACAACTCTTGGATAGTTTTTTTCATGGATTCTCCTTCTAACATGCAAGCCATTGGCAGTTTTCTTTAACAAATTGTGAAAAAAGTTCATTAGGTAATACAAACTTCTTGCCACAACCTAAACAAGTTGCGTGATCAACATATTCTTTTCTAGAAACAGGATCTACATACATAGACACAAATATAAAACCCCCACAATGACTACAATTTTCTTTCAAAACCTGCATAATATGCCTCCGAATAAATGTCTTTATTCTGCCAATCACTTGCTGCCCAAATTGCCAGAATGTATGCCAAATTTTTCTGAAATTATGTAGCTTTTTGATTCTAGATGTTGTTGAAGCTTTGCTCTCTGTTTTTCATTTTCCTCAATATCTTCAAGTATGAACTTCATACGTTCAGCTTCAGCATCTTCAAGGGTTAGAAAGAGGTCTAACACATCGTTAAGGTACATTGTGTCATATTCCGAAATTTCAGGATTCCAATAATCACTTTGGCATTCATACTTTTCAGCAGGTGCAGTCGATGTATAAATATCATACCTAGTATGTTGAATAATCTCCCAACCTGAAAAACCTTCTACAACAGAATAAAGATATTCTGGAAAAGTGGTAATCAGCATTTGTCAATCTTCTCCTGTAATTTCAATCACTTGCTGCCCCAGTTGGAAACGCATGAAATATCCACTTCCAAAGGAACCCGAAATTGGGTAACTTCTCGCAAACGTGTGGTCATATTGTGCTTCATGATTTCCGTAGCTCGTTCTACATCGTTTTTATGCGTATAGCAACCAATTTCATCATGAATATAAACAAAAGGAGCAGCATTTACCGAATGCTTGACCATATCTTGCGAAATCCAAACCAGCGCAAGGCTGGCCATATCTGCGGCAGATCCTTGGATCACAGTATTAACAGATTGGCGCATCGCTTCGCCCTTGATCTTCTTCAACCTCCTTACTTCAGAATTTACAAAACAGGATTTCAAACATTTGCAATCACAACATTTATTATATTTTATCAAGCGTTTGGCCTTAATTTGAGCCTTGATCATTTCTTCAGAAAGTTCATTCGGATCTTCCTCAAACCCAAGTTCCTTGGGCATTGCGCACCATCTGTAGCAATCCGGCTTAATTTGTGGCCACCACATTTTAGCAGGAAGTTGGATCATGGCGTCTGGCAAATGTCGGATTCTGCCAAAGATATTAGAAACATGGCCATTCTTTTCTGAAAAATCATGAACATAATCGATCCAACCCTTTAGCACAGGTGAAGCACCGAAATAATCAACATTGATAAAATGCTCAGCTTCTTCCACAGTCATGCCCAAATCTGTGCTCAAACTGTAAGCAGATTTGCCGTAAGCAATTCCAAAATTAACCGTTTTGGCTTTTGTACGGAATTCTTTGAACTTCTTCCCTACCTCAGCAATTTCACAATCCAAATTCCAAATACGCTTAGCCGTTGCTGAATGCTTGTCATAACCCTTGTTATAGTCGTCGATCCAACCCGGATCGCCAGAAACATGCGACATCACGCGCAATTCCATTTGCGAGAAGTCCATGAAAATGAATACATAATCTTCCTTACATTGCCACATTCCTTTTACAATTGATCCGCCATTCTCTTTGCGAGGCAATTGCGTAAAGTTTGGCTCATCACAAGAAAGCCGCCCAGTTACTGTCAAAAGGTTATAATTTGGATGAACCCAACCAATGCCATTATCAACTTCTTCAACTAATGCCAAAGCCGATTCAGCAAAGGTTGACCCGATCTTTTGAGCACGTCTGTATTTCAATAAATGCTCAATACTTGGGTGATTTAGTTTCTGAAGGGCTTCTGCATCGACTACCCAACCATTCTTATTTCTTTCTCCACCCTCTAGCCCAAGATCTTCAAAAAGAACTCTGCCCAAAACAGTGTTTGATCCTACATCAAACTCTTTACCCACAATTTGATGCACTTGGATAGCCGACGCATCCATAATTGCTTTCTGCTCTTTAAAAACAGAATTTGCACGTTCTACATCTAATGGAACCCCATGTAATTCCATTTTCATAATCGCATATTGCAAAGGCATTGTTATATTCTTGAAAACAGAATATGTTCCCTCTTTTTCCAAACGCTCTTGGAAAATGAATTTCAACGCTAGTGTGAAATCTGAGTCTGCACAACCATATGGATAAATAACATCCAAAGGTACTTTGGAATATCTTCTGTAACCTGGATCATAATAGGTAAGAGCTTCGTCAAGGTCTTTCTTAAAGGCTGAAGTTCCAATGTCTAAGTATTGATCAGACATTCCGTGAGTTACTTTACGGCCATGTTCATCATATTTTGATTTCAAACCGTGCGTAGATTCTTTGCATTCTTCATCCAAAAGAACATGCGCCAACATTGTATCAAAATTGAAGTTTTTAACATTTATTCCAAGAATACGCTTCAGGTGGTAAGAGTCAAATTTACCATTTTGCGCAACCTTTGGTGTGGGGCATTCGAGAATGCGCTTAATCGCCTCTACAACAGCCGTTTGCCTAGAACCCCAATACTCTGTGTCATCTGTTCTGTACAGGGGAATATAAGCCGCGTAGCCGGGTTTAAACGGAGTTTGGACAGAAGTTCTGCCCCAAGCAAAGGAAAGACCTGCAATATAGAGTTTACAATTTCTTCTGAACCAACGCTTTTTCTCCTTATTTTTAATGGTTGGATGATTTGTTTCAATGTCATAGGCAAATTCTTTAGTAATGCTTAGCTGATCAATGAGCCAAGAGAGTTTTCTGGGCGTATCAATTAGCTGGTAACATTCTGGAACTTTGATATTCTCAAAAAAAGCCAAGTTGAGTTCTCCTTAAAAAATTGAGAAAGTTTTGTTGGAAGCGTTTGAGCAGAAGATTAACAGAGGCGAGGAAGATTTGTCAAGAGCTTTCTAAAAGAAATTACTCCTGATATGGGGCAGAATTATTGCGCATGTCTCGGTGCGCGTCGCTTACCCAAGTCATTGTATCAACTGCTGCCTTGATTAGATCGCGTAGATCGCGCTGCTGACAAAACGGCCCACGACTTTCGTCACCTTCGGCATTGACGACAAATGCTCGGCAAACCTTGAAATCGAAGAAAACCTTGTTAGTCTTGGGATCAATCTTCTCAAAGATCTCAAAAACAACATTGCCACAACGAATCTCAACGTCTAGCTTATTGCGAGCATCCTTTGAACTTACTGGCTTATCTGTTGACATTATTTCTCCTAATCACTCAGCGGTTTCAACATCTGGTGTAACAACTTCAGCAACCTTAGTCTTGTTCTTGCTACCTGGCCTGCGCCCACGCTTAGCAGTCGGCTGGCCCTTCAGTGCGTCAAGGTCAGACTTCTTGACCATTGTCTTGCCACCAACCTCAACACTCGCTAGAGCGCCACTCTTGATCTTGCTAAAGATATTGGCATAACTGCATTCATAATAAATAGCAGCGTCCTTAATCTTGAGAAGATCGCCCGTTGTTTCAGTTTCTACTGTCATATCAAACTCCTCTTTAGGTGAATCCAGCACTACGCTGGAATTGCACTCACAATCATTGGAACAAACTTTAGTCAGTTCCTTCCCAAATTTCTCAAGAACCTTATCATAGAGTTCTTGTGTTGTCAACGTATATAAGTTATACTTCATAGCTTCTTCAAACTTTTTTCCACCAATGCCTAGTCGATAAGCAAAGGATGCCCAACAAATGGCTTGAATATCACAACTAATTTCACAAAACCTGCCCAATGTGTGATTACACTTTTTGCAAGTGTGGCCACCAGGAAGTTTGGCCAAAATGTTGCAATCATGTGTCTCAATTCCTGGGTGAGAAAAGCATTCCAGATCTAGCAATTCAGAAGCTTTCCACTTAGGATGAGTTGTATCAATTTTAAGATAATTGATAATCTCATTGAGCAAATTTGCGTCAAGTATTACTTTTGGAAGTAGTTTAGCCATTTTTTAGCCTAACGCTTGCCAACTGTTGGCTTAATACTTAGAAACTTATTGCCATTTGGCTTTGAGCAAATTGATGCTCCAGGAATGAAGCAAACAGCTTCAGAAACTTGATCACCTTGTTGAGTAGTTACTTGAACAACACAGCCCAAACCTTCAACATCCATTGCCTTTGTACTCTTCATCCAGCCTTGAGATTTGCTAGATGCCTTACAAATACATTTCCAACAGTCTGGATCGCCAAACACCTCAACATCAGAAACCTTTGACTTCAGTTCTTCTGAAGAAGTAATACTTAGATCCTTTTCTGAAACACTATTATTCTCTTCCATGTCGTTTCTCCTCTTTTACCTATCAATTATCCCAATCAGTTCCAAACAACTTTTCATATTCTTTTCTATAAACTGCTAGACAAGCTTTGTACATCAGATTACAAAAAGGACCATATTTTCCATGTGCTGTTTCAGTGTCTGCCTCATAAAAAATTGAACCAAAATCCATACATTTCTTACCAATATGTTTAGCCAAGGCGCAGCCGCCACAAGTATAACCAGGGTCTTCTGAGGTATAACAATGACCACATAAATGATTATCACAAACACCAAAAGCTGATGTCAGGCTTTCTGCATTTAGCGGGTGCCATTTCAAGCATGAAATCAACGCTGCCATAAGTTCCCTATAAGACGGCGGAACTACATCGAAAAAACGAGACTCAATAAACACATACGCGTCGCAGTAATAGTCCGGTAGTCGAAAAAGCCGAATTTCATGACCAAAAACATCAAAGTATTGCTCATTATAATAGTCAATCCACTTCTGCCAAACTTGGGTATTACTTTCCTTCTTCTTACTCATAGCTTTTCTCCTCTTTAAAAATCAGACCGAAACTTTGGTCAATAGAATTACAAGATCACCTTTTTCATTGCTTAGCGCAATAGTTGATCCGCTCAAGTTGGTGAAATTAACAGATTCACCAAAGCATGTCAAGGACTTTATTGTCCTTTTATCATTTATTGAGAAAGTATCTGTCTCACGCAAGCCACTAGACAATAACTTCTCACAGATTTCTACCCCATTTTGGGATTTACCCGACACATCCCAAACAATCTTGTCACCAGATCGCCCAACGACTGAAAACTTTACCCAAGACTCCGATTCACCCAAAGCTGCACTGACTAATTCAATCGAATTTGACAAGTGCATTACGTCAAAAGCATACTTTTCAAACGTATCAGGAAGCATGTTCAAATTCTCTACTAATCCAAAGAAATGCAGATATTCTGTCAAATAAGTGTCATGCGGTTTTGAACAACTTGCTTGCGTTCCATGTTTCATCCCAAGCATGACGCACTTATCGGCAAAACGATATTCCACTAGATCCTTGGAAAAGCCTTTTGCCAATTTAATGGCGCTATCTGGAACAATATGTCTACAATTTGTAGCAAACAGTTGTTCAGCACAGGCTAAATAAAGGCTTAGCCCAGAAAATTTACAAAGTCTGGTGAGACCGTCCTTAGTATCTAGCAAAACCCCCATAAATTGCTTACTACTTTTTGCATCTTCTACTGCGACAGTTGTTTTACCAAGATGTTCTGTAATCCATTTGACAGAAGCTTCTTGGTGAATACTTTCGCCATCAACTTGACTCAGTCGGGCCTTACCGGCAATAGACGGAAACTTGGCATTGATATTATCCTTCTTCATCACCACATTGTTATTGTGGAAAGTAATTGACAAATCTCCTGGATAAAGCTTTTTAGCCAACGCTAGAAAAGACTTTGATTCAATTCCCATTGAGAATTCTTTTACAGAAGGATTGGCTAAATTGTGGATTGTAGCCAATTGACCTTCTGAATAAAGGGAAACCCCATCTTGATCAGAAAAATAGATGAACTTTGCTTCAGTTGCAGATTTCTCAACAGCTTTGCAAAACTCTTGAACCCGTTCAACAGCAATTAGCATAGAAAACTCGCCTTGAAATGAAATGGCTTTCTAATAGCCAAGTGTTTCTCAATACTTACTTCATTGGTTGGAGCAACAATTTCGCCAGAAAAGAGTCTTAGGCGCTGATATTCTCCCATATTTGTGCCAAGGAAATAATAATCTCCTTGGTAAATGGCATAAGGTGCGTATGAAACAGGTTGCTTAATACCCTTTAGATATTTCCGATGTTTCTCAACTTCTCTTCTAGCTGCTTCAATCTTCCTTTGGGAAAAGCCAAGTTCTTTCGCTAATTCTTGGTCAGTAATTTTCGCGTCTTCCGAAATCTTGACCAAAACCTCTAGCGCATCATTGGACAAAGAGTTTTTGAAGGAATTGAGCATTTCAAACTCTTCAATCATATCTTCAGAAGAATATTTGGAAAGTCCAAGAACATCTGCCAAAGTATCTTCTGGATGATCTTTAACAACGTCTTCCAAACGATGTTCAGTCATCGTTTTAACCATTCGATTTTTCACAATGATTTCATACTTGGAATCAAACAAGTTTTTACCCTTGATTTTGGTAAGTGCCTTATATGTTCCGACCTTAACATAGCCATTCTTCTGAGTAAACTTCTTTCTTGCTAAAACGCAAGCCTCTTGTTGGATCTTCTTGAAAAACTGTGAAGTCAATTTTGCTTTTCTTACTTTGACACATTTATCAACAGGAATCAAGAATTCCACGATCTTACGTTGAGAAAATTCTGAAGTTCTTAGTAGATAAATATTTCCATAATCTTTGGCCAAGTCGTATACCTTCTTATTGTATCGAAACTTTGGCCGATAGAAATCACGATAAAGCCTGATTAGTGGAAGCATCAAGTCGTTAAAAGCGTCTTCATGAGAAATGTTCAAAGTTTTGGACAAAGAGTTGGCAGAAGAATACAAATATCTGGACCATTTTCTAATACATTCTGAGAATTCTGGGTCAGTTATACTTGAGCTTTTGACAACGCCTTCAATCAATTTTCCGAGAGTTTTCAAGTCGGGCTCCACAGTTGGTCGAGTCTTTCTCGACTTAGTTCTCCGGGATCCTCGGAATACTCAAGTTTAACTAATTCAGTCTTTAATCCCGCTGCCGTTAGATTGTTCCACACCTTTTCTGAATACGCAAGCGCATCCCCATCTAAACAAACTACAGGAGTTAGTTTCAAATATTTGCACAACTTAATGATCTTGTTCAATTGGCTTGCTGAAGCATCCTTTGTGTTTAAGCCAACTGCTTGTATTCCATACGTTGCCAATTTCCAACAGTCAGAAGCACCTTCTACTATCCAAAGATGCTTCAGTTCTTCTACAATTCGCCAACCACCATAAAGCAAGTGTTGAATCGGAGATCCTACAGGATTGATCCAACGCTTCTTCTTATCTTCGGTTAAATAACGAACTTGGAATGTTTTGTAGCTTCCATCAATGTCCCAAACAGGAACAACAACAGAATTCCCAATATTTACACCAGAAAATTCACCACATTTCCCAAAGACTAAGCCAAAGCTGTTAATCACGTCATGAGAAATTTGGCGATTCTCAAAATACTTGATTAAACCAATTGGCTCAACTTCTGTGGGGAAAGGAATTGTGACGTTAAGTGGTGAAACATATTGGGCTTTTTTGGTGAAAAGATCAGCAACATCATAATTTGTTGTGACTTCTTTGAGAATTTCATGGACTTCTTTCCATGTTCTTATATTCTCAGAGAGTTTATAGAATAATGGGAAGTTTCCACGAAGACCACAAGAGGCTGAACGACATATGAACAAACCTGTCTCAATATCAATTGAGAAAGAAGGCGAATTATCTTGGTGAAAAGGACAATGCGTGTGAATCTCACCATTAGAATTGGGTGATTTATGAAACTTAGATAGAATATATGACGTTTTGTCCATCTGATGGACAACTTATATACGCAAAACTTTATACTGTCAAGAGAAATTTTACGGAGTGTATGGAAAATTCTTAGCAGCTAGTTGCCACAGTTCTGAAATATCTTTGCAAATGGACATTCTATTAAGATCACAATCTGTGACAACTTCTGGGATAGTAATTGGAAAACCACGCATAAATAATGGACTAAAAACTAGCAAGCCTTCTTCACGTTCTTCTTTAGTCTGATTAATTGCCACAGTCATATCAACACCTTGAGAAATGCCAATGGATTTTCCCTGATGATCCATTTCCAACCGTTCAGCAACAGCGCCTTCAGTATTTGACTGCGATGCAGTAATTACTGGAACAAATAGCTTATCAGCCAGATTCTTAATGTCCCAAATAATAGAACCTTGTTCAAGCCGTTCTTCGCCACCAAACTTCTTAATGGGCGCAATGATGTTGTAATAATCTATAACAATTACATCAGGTTTGAAGTTCTCTTGTATATTCCATCGCTCAAGTTGTTCTTCAACGTCTAGCATAGTTGTTACCATTGGTTGACATTTTAGAATCTTCAACCTGGACGACCATGAAGAAGTCCACTTGAACAAATCTTCAGCACGCTTTTTCTCGTCAGGTGTTAAAGCCATTGACAAAAGCCTGTCATAGCTCAAGCCTGTAGCAAGCGAGTCCAAACGGTCTTCAGTTAGTTCAATAGTATTTTCGTAAACAATTTGCGCAACATTGAACCCTTGCAAAAGTGCTACGAAAGATGCGTGATTCAAAACAATTGACTTATAACGCTTAAATGGTGCCAAGAAATTGATCACCATTGGGGCACGAATTTGAAACTGTGTGTCCAAACCCTTGATCCCCATTTTGATCACTGGACGAATCGCTGGATTGTCACGCTCTAGCAGGCGTTTCTCCTGCCGTCCTTTGTAGCCTGAAGCCCAGTCGGAATGTTTGTAAGAGCCTTCTCCAACGACCGTAGAAGCCTTTCTTTGGGCTTCGCCCAAGTCCTTGAGCATGTAATCAACACGCCCTGTTCTATCAAAGTTGTCGAATGCTTGTTTAGTCGTAGCTTTTACAATGGAATAGGAAATAAATGTCTTAAATTTAGCAACAGAATCTTCAACAAATGTCAGATCGCGTGCATAAACTTGGTAAAGCTGCATTTTGAAAAGAGCTTTTTTCTCTTCATCTTTAATGGCTTCATCAAGGAGTTGATCAAGGAATTGATATTGAATAGGTGTCCAGGATCGTCCCTTAAGCTGCTTAACGACCCATTGATAAGACTCTACAGAAAAATGGCCAGGTTCCACATTGGCCAAAAGATCTGAAGATATTTCAGACTTACCTTGTATAATAGCTGCAAGAAACTCTGTTTCAGTATTGATATTTATTTGCATTTGGTTTTTCAGATGGGCCAAGCCGTATAGTCAGAAGTTTGGCGCAAGTCTTCGCCGCCACCTACTCGAATTTCTCTAAATACTGCGCCGCCAATTACTCCATCTGGTTTAATCTCTAGCAATGAGTCTAGTTCTCCTGTGTAAATAGCTGACAAATCACTTGGCGAATAGTTTGAAGTAATGATTGTTGGCAAATTCCTATCGCGCCGATAGTGCATAATTCTTTG